TACCCGAAAAAATGTTCCGTATGTATTTACAAAAAGTTGAAGGTAAGAGTCTTGAGGAAGCAAAGAATGGTGATACTAATTTTCCAAAGTTAATTGATGAAGTTAAAAGAATCAATAACGCAAATATGGGACAGTTTGATGAAACAGGTAATGTCAAAAATAAAAAATTACAAGAGTCAATGCAAAATCAAGGAATTAGACTTAAGGATTTCAAACAATCCATGGAAGAAGACCCTTTCATGAACTTTCAAGATAGAATGGCAAAACTAAGAAGTGAAAGAGGTCCGCGTATAAGACTTGACCGCGCGCCAAAAAGAAGAGTAGGGCAGAAGAAAAAGGGTAAAGCGAAAGGTGATATGTTTGATACACCGGGAGATGACCCCGAAGAGCGAACTCAATCGTCAAGGATACGAGATGCTACCCGCGCAAAACTTAGTGAACTTGGTGATAAATTAGATAGCGAAGAAAATTACAAAGACCTATACAGTCAAATGTTTCAAGGTATAGAAGAAGCAGATTCCAACGACCCGCGTAATAGAGAAAAGGAAGAAGATAAATTCACAGACTTTGTAGGAGATGAAGTTGATGAAAGTGCTGGTAGTGATAGACACTTTAGAATGCTCGAAAGATTATACCAAGCCAATCAGCGCGACCCGACAGAAGCGGCGTTGAGAGAATTAGGTCAAGGTGATGTAAGAGTCCGAGATGAAAGAAAAACACAGGGTCAAAACTTCCCCGGATTCACAGTCGAAGGAAGAGTTGCACGAACCCCGTCAACAGAATTTGACCCCCAAACTCCCCGCGGTCGTCTATCGTCACCTCAAGAAGAAAATCGTATCGCGACATCTTCCGATTCGCGCAATGTCATGAACCCAGCGTGGGTGTTGCTCAAAGGTGCTATGAAAACTGTTGATTTAATAGCACAAGAAACAAACACAATGGAAGAAGCACTTAGGTCTATGAAAGAATCATTCCCTAACATGCCGTCGCAACAAGCAATACAACTTGTCACAGAAGCAAGGAATCAACAAGCGCGTGAAAGAATGTCAATGACTCAAACTCAACCAATGAGAGCATTACAACAAGGCGTTGACCCAAGATTGGTTGAGTCATCTAACCCATCAATGAACGCTTTTAAGTATAACCTTGATGATGATGATGTCGCAACTTCCTCCGACTCAAGAAATGTTATGAACCCAGCGTGGGCTTTGTTGAAAGGCAACCCTGCTATGCGTGATGCAGAAGGGCGCGCTATCAATCACCCTGCCGCTACCGTGTATGAAAATCTTGCTACACAAGTTGATACGCACGAACTTGAAAATGTGGGAATGCATGAAGAAATAAGTGATAGGATGGAACAAATGCGAAACCCAACACATCAAAAAAGGGTGATGGATAGATTAAAGCAAGGAAAGCACGCTACTCCGCTTGATTTAACAATGGCCGCACACAACGACAAAGCCGAACAAAACAGGTTGAATCAACACCGACAATTTGCGCGGGACCAAACTCGCGACATGATGGAATTGGGTAATGATGATGAAGGAATGGGTGATGATAATCACGGCATTCAACAATCCACAGGCACAGATGTGCGCATGAAACCCGGTAACATTATGGAACAAATGTGAGGTGCGCGCATGTCGGGCCTATGGTGGAAGGTTATTCGTAAGTATCAAACAGCCCTACCTCAATTTTTTCCCGAACTTGATGAAACGACAGGTTGGGAGGGTTGGAAACCCGTTCAGCAAATCAGCGCGCAACCGAAAGAATATACAAAAGATTACCTTCAAGGTGATTACCCCGAAGAGTTTTGGAGTGTTGTCGGCAACAATCCCGACGACACTAAAGGACATGGGGGTTCTCGTCATAGAGTTGATGAAGATGGTAATTATACTATGGTGGCTATAAGAGGTGATTCACCCGTTGGAGATTTACCTAAACGCGGACCATACAGACCGCGCAAAGGCAGAAAGAACTATCCTCAAGACTATGGGGTGCGTGTAACTCAAAAGAAAGATATGCCTTCACGAAGAAACATTGTCGTCAAACCAATGAATGTTAAAAAAGAAGCCAAGTCCCCAACCGCAATTGAACATAAGCGCAAGTATGAAACGCAGTATGAGTCTTCACCCGCGCGTAAGAAATACAGACGGGAGTTAGAAAGAGAGCGTCGCAAGCGCGGTGTCGCTGGTAAGGGCGGTAAAGACATGAGCCACACAAAGACGGGTAAGATAGTGCCGGAAGACCCACACGATAACAGGGCGCGCTCTCACCCGTCAGTAGGCTCCACGCTCAAGATGGTCGTGATTAAAGCACCACAAATGAATCTTAGTGGAGAATCCGCTGAATGTGAATTGTGTGGAGCAATGATGAATGCTCAAGAAGTATCGGTATCCAATCAACAGATGGGTGCGTCAGTATGCACAGCATGTCTAATGCGGGAGCAACAAAAAATCAATCAAGAAGCAGACGACGCAATGATGTATCACGGTGAACCAATGGACATCGCTATGCGCTTGTTAAAAGACTTCAATACATGTTATCAATGCGGACAAACATGGGAGCAGTTAGGGTTAGCCAACACTACACCTTTCCAACGCTCACTTCATGAAGACCGATGTATGGGTATGCAAACATCGGAGAAAGACGCAATGTTTCAACGATAGTTATTCTTCCTCTTGAGAACCCCGAATAGGTATGTTGCTCATTTTCTTGTAAGCAAGATTGACTAACTGATAACCAATTTCAATAACAATGAATAATGCAAGAATAAAACCTACGCTTTCTAAGAATGTCATCATTGAGGACCACGCCTTGCTATGATGTCGTCAATACGGAGTATTGAGCAAGCAACTTCGGTAGCAGATTTGATAACTTGTTCAATAAGCGCGGCTGGTTCCCATACATTCTCTTGACCCGTTTGACATATTCTTCCTTCACCTGCAAAGTCAATGTATAAACCATAATCGTCAGCCACAGAACGCAACTCCATCACAACATCAAGAGGGTCCATACCCGCATTACTGGCGATAGCCGCTGGTATAATCTCAAGTGAATCAGCGTATGCTTCCATACACATTCTTTCACGCGCAGTTAGATTTACTTCATGAGTAGCATGGTCGCGAACAGCCATAGCGAGTTTAGACATAATTGCACCTCCGCCGGGATATACTCTTTTGTCATTCATGTATAGACAAACGACACCAACCGCATCATCAAAAGCGCGCTCGTATTCATCAAGTGTTTGTCGGGTAGCACCACGGATAACCATGGTTATTGTGCGACTTCCTTTCGCTTCAACTGATACATAGTCAAGGTCGCCAATACGAATAGGTTTGATTAAACCTTTAACTTTCTCATTATAGTCTTCGGGAACTTCGGTGATACGGTGATATATTGGAATGCCTGTAATACGCGCTACACCGTCCATTTCGCTTTGTTGAACACGACTAACAACACCGACTCCTTGAATATCAAGATACTTAGCAACTGCTTCATGAATACCATCACGAACAATTACAACATCACACATTTCAGCAATCGCTTTCGCAACCTCACTTAGAATATGCATTTCCTGTTGTTGTATCTGTTGCATTTGAGCGGGGTCTTGAATCTGCATTTGCACATCTTCATAATTAAATCCGTCAAGTCCACCGTCAAGCATAAGTAAGCGCGGTTTATCTTTACCTTTGTATTCGGGATTAGCAAAAGTCTTGTTGAGAACAAGTCCGTTGTGTATATAAGAATCCGACATATTACCACCTGCTTGTGTTAATGTGCGGATATGGTCTGCGTCACCATTTGCTCTAACAGCGGCCTCCGAACATAGTTGAGCGGCAAATTCAAGAGCGTTTTCCGATGCTTTACCACGCAACGCTGTTGAGGCAACATTTACTTTCTCTATATGTATTGATGCTTCCGGCATACTACTAAGAGCAATCTTAGATGCTTTGTTAAATGCGCGCACAATAGTTTGTGGGTGGATACCACGCATGAGCAAACCTTCGCTCAACGCCAGCATTTGACCACCAAGAACAACAACACTTGTTGTTCCATCTTTGCATGTTTCTTCTTGTGTTTGACTCGCTTGAACCATCATCTGCGCACCGGGGTGTGCTGTTTCAAGTTCTCGGAGAATAGTGATACCATCATTGGTAACTATTGTTTCTCCGCGTTCATCAACGAGCATTTTATCCATACCAGCGGGGCCAAGTGTTGACCTCACAGTTTCGGCTACTTGAACCGCGGCTCTTATATTACTCATTTGGGCTTCTCTTCCTGTTTTTCTTTCTTCTGTCATTGTTTCACCAACCTATATTATATTCCTCAATCAGTCCTGTTTCTTCATTACGGCCTTTAACAAAGCCTTCGTTCCTCCCATGAAGAAACAAGTCATAATTGAGTTTGCAATCTGCTATGCAGTATTTGATTACATCAGCGTGCCGACCTTCTTTCCAAGCAATCGGCGCGTCTGCTGAATCCATAATTTCTTTTCCTCTTCCAAGTGTATGCTTACACAAAGAATCAAGTTGATGGCTTTTACCTGCCGCGCTCCTTACTGACCACGATGTATCAACAAGATAATCGTCTGCTTTAGCAAGAAGAACTCCGGCGTAGTGCATGTCAAGCGCATCACGGAGAACGGGTAAGTCAAATCCTCGTATGTTATGTCCAACGATTATACCACCATTGTGAACATGCTTATACAAATGCTCACCTATCTCTCTTGGGTGTAAAGGGTGCATGTGCGCGTCTGCTACAATTACATCTTCGGATTTACTAAAAGCGTGTGCTTCTTCACCGTCCCATGTAGCAACAACTGTTGGCTCAAACATGTGGGTGTTATCCCAACCACCTATCTCATGAGAGTAGTTTGCTGTTTCAATATCAATAGCCATTACTTTACTCATTCAATCACCCTGTCTAATATCTTCTGCAATTCTTCTATTGCTTCAATCCCACGCAATGCATTCCCGGCAACATCGGCTATAATACGAATAGTGGTAGCCGCGCTTGGTGCATTTTCAAAATCAAGTGCTACATCTCCACCTTCAAGGGTGTCAAGTATTTCACGGAGCAACTCTTTGTAATGTTCTGTTGTTTCACTATATGGGTCTAAACTTTCATCTGCCATATTTATTCCTCCTTGATTTTAACATAAGCCGCAGTTCCAACCTTGTGTGTTTGGAACAACTTTTCAACATCTTTGAATCTCTTATACACAGTCGGTTTAGTCTTACCAAGTTGGTTAGCGTATCTATCAAACAAATCATTCTTTAGAACCCAACCTTCGCCCTTACCTTCAATCTCAACAGTCTTACACGGCTTCATTGCATTCAACCATTCATCTTTGCGCGCAATCTTTTCAGCCGCTTTCGCTCCAACTTCAACTTCGGACTCAAGCCATAGGACAAGTTGCTCGTATATATCATAGAGGATTTCAGTCGCCATCTCAACATCATCACCTGTGACCTTCCAATCACCATCGGCTGGTATGTTATCACGCTCGACTCTCATCAAAGCAAGATGAACAGCAAATATGATTGTGTAGTTTAGAACATTCGGAATGAACGAGCAGACAACATCGGATAGATGCTTGTCCATACCACGAACAAGTGTGTAGTATTCATCAACGGAAGCCATCAATTGAGGGTGAAGAGAGTTGTCAATAGTGAACATCTCATGCATACAACCACGCGCAACTTCTTCTTTACTGGACGGGGCTAACGCTTCCCACTCTTGGTGAGTCATGTTAGCAAGACTTAGCAACCGCGCTTCTGTCTTTTCTTTAATCTTAATGAAGTGCTGTGCTATATCTTCGAGTGATTTCACATCTGTTAGTTTGTCTTTGAAGATACCTTCCATTCTTCTTTCCGATACCATCTGTCGCATGTCATCACTCCATGGTCTGTATAACAATAATACACGCTGGAACAATCCTTTGGTTAAAACATACTCTTTAACACCACTTGGTGGGAATGATGTTATCCAAAATGATACACGCGATTCTGTTTCAACCTTACCATTCTTCATGTGCTTAGTCAATGTATTAGAATGACTACCGACTGTATTCATTGCTTGTTGTAAATACAAGATAACTTCCGAGAAGAATTGCTTAGGGTTTGATTGCAGAAGTATTGAACCTTCATCAAAGTTCAAACACTTCTTACCACCGAGTAATCCTTCATTCTGTATTAGTTCATATCCACCGTTACCGTCGCTAACCGAGTCAATTGACCCGATAAGCGCGCTGTCTGTTCCACTGGTGAACATATCTGTATTCAAACCTGCAAGTTCCGCAACTTCTCCTGTGAACTCCCATGCGATAGATTTACCCGAACGCGTCGGTTGTATCCAAAACACATGTATTCTTGGGTCAAGTGCCGAAGCCCATACGGGTATTCGCACATAGTCAACAAGGGCTTGTCCTTGCAAATAGAAGAAGGATATGAGGCCGGGCATCTCATTGAAAAATGAGGTAGTCCTAAATCGCTCAAGGTAATCCTTCAACATTGGGTATTCTTTTACTGCTGTATATTGGTTCCATATTCTTTCTGTCATAATTTTTTCATCTCCATTAGGGGGGTGGATGACTCTTGGGGTATGGTGGTCAGCCTATAACCATTTCTAATATTATCATTTATCGCCTTATTATAATAAAGATAATATTGTGTTTTATTCGCGAGAGCATATAAAATATTCACGCTATCACCTCTCAAAGCGAACTTCATCTTCGCTTGTAAGAACTTCAATTAATCTGTTTCTCAAGACCTTACCCATGCGGGGAACATCTCTCAAACAATCACCACATGCGACTTCTTCTATTGAGCCACATGCGTTAAGTATTGCCTCAACCATCTCCGGTCCAATACCGGGTATAGTGATTAGCATATCTTTGCGGACATCGTTTGTGGATACGCGTCTTACTGCTTGCGCACCATGTCTGCTTGCTTTCTTGTATGTTTTTTCATGCAAAGCGACCATGAAAGCCGCCGCTTCACTTGCGTTAGGGGCGCGGTAAATGAGGCAACCGAAGTCGGCTACAACCCTACCAAGAAACCCTGTCATTTGTTTAAGTGCTTGACTTGCTGTTATTGAAGAACCACGCTCACGCGCTCGATGAACATACCCACCGACTTCTCCCCATATCACCAATCCATAGTTGCCGTCATTAGCGTCCATGTTGTCAAGTTGTCGCATTAGATGTCCATTCCTCATTGAGTTGAATAAATCATCAACGCTCTTTGCTTCTATTAGCCAATCACCACACTTGTAATCTCCGTTCACCAAGTTTTGACGAAGTATGTCAATACGAGGGGAGCGAGATTTAGCGCGGCGTTCAATTGCTGATACGAGAGAACCGCGTTCATTAGTGTCAATTATCAAAGGTGGTTTCATCAACCATTCCTCCCCATGTGTTTTGGTATTTTCTGCGTTCTTCTGTATTGGCTATGTCTTCTGTTTATTTTTTGATGCTCAACAAGACCTTTTCTTTTCAAGTAAGTTAAGAACTGTCTAATCTGTGCTGTCGTCATTATAACTCTCAATTCCGGTCGCATATATTTTAGTAGTTGCCGAGCAGTCTTCCATTGCTCATCAATATTCAATAGTAGTTCAATGTATATTGCATCTAACCATTCTTTATCCCAATTATCACTTTTGACATGTTCTGTTGATGTTATCGTTATTCCTTTTAGTATCCCATTTACTGTTTTATATTCATATTTTCTTTTCATTCAATCACCTTTTCATTTCTTAAGACCCAAATAAGCCCATTCATCTCATGCATATCTTCATCATCTTTTAACCATATATTATCACATATAGTTTTGACAAATTGCCCTTTTTCTTTTACTTCATGAGCATAATTCCAACCGCGCAAAAAAACTTTATTGCGAGGCAGTTTATGGTTTTCGGTAGTAGCCCATATAATAATTGCATTTTTAGAAATATACTTCTTTAATTGTATAGGTGGAATTTGTCGTTTGTATTTATTCCAATCACGGTCTTTCAATCCTTTAATTTCTATGGAATATCCATTTATTATAAAATCACCCGTATCAACCGTAGGACAAGAATCGTAATAATCTTTGATTTCAAAATGTGGTTTAAGAAAAATAGAGGAAGCCAGTTCACATTTGATACCTATTAATGCACCGTTGATTGTGTTATGAGTATATTCTCCCGCACCAAATTGAGTCCGAATACTCTCACGATATTGATAAGTTTTCTTTGCGTGTTTTAAACACCACATCATATCTTCTTCGTTAAGTTTAATTTCAACAATCATTCAATCACCTCATGTTCACCAGTTCCGTCCCATAATTGACAGCGACCTACACACAATCCTTTACCAATTAGACTCTCACATCTCTCCATGTATCCACCTTCAACAATAGACCTCAACTGATACTCCGTAGTTCCGGGGTCGTAATCAGCCCATTGGAGAGTTTTGATAAAGTCGTGAAGAGTTATAACATGCGCTTCACGCATTTGAACAGTAGTTCGCTGAACAGGAAGGAAGTTGCGTAGTCTTGAAGCAAGATATATTGCTAAACTTGCGCGGCTAATATGTGGTGGATTGCTACCAACTTGACATGCCGATTCCATAAGACATGGAAGAATCTTGATGCTACCCATCTTAACAGTATCAAACTTCACTGGTTCACCTGTAACTTTGAATTGGCTTTTGCGAACTTCACTAATAGGGAGGTTGACTCCCTTATGACCATAGAAGTGCGCAGTGTTAAGTGGGGTTTCTGCTTTCTCGCAAATCTCATCCCAAGACATAGTAAGTAATTGCTCACTCGTTAGCGGGATACTCCACCGTAAGACATGTTGCTTGGCATTGTAAGAGTTAGGAACTCGTATCATACGCGCAGTATCAAATGGCACTGTTGGGTCCATGCAATACAACTCCATATCTTTCTTCCACTTGTTAATGACCTTCTTACCCGCGGCCTTGATGTGTGACACCTGTGTTCCGCTTGATGGTAGGTGGGTCTTATCGAGTGATGTCCAAATGTGAAAACCATTGCCACTAAACCATACACCGTGATTGATTTGTTCATTCATCAAGAACTGATGAAGACGGCGAACTTGTTGAACAACCTCGTCACCTTCAACTTCAATCATGTTACTGCCTTTACGATACTTCTTATCAAAGTCAAGAACAAAATGCTTGATGATTGCTGTGTTGTATTCAGCGCGACGACCGTTTGGTTTCACTGCTCGGAAACCATAAACAGACATATACGCGCATTGTGAATTTTGTAATGCAGACCAATACCTTTCAAACTCATTCTTGTCGTTAATGATTTTACGAAACAGACCCACTTCTTTCGGGAAATCAAAGTGAAGCGGATTCATCTTCAAACCTCATTCCCGCAGTAATAGCAAACTCAAGCACTTTGTCAATACATCTAAAACAAGCAACACGCTTCGCATAGCGAATACCATTAACTTTCTCACTACCACATAATTCACACACCTTCATTCGCTCACCTGTATTGCATATTTTGGACAAAGTTCAATCAATGAACAATAAGCACATTTGAAATCTTGCTTCGTCGGGGGGAAGTGTTCGTCAAGATACATCTTTATCAAATCTTTGACACGCTTCATCATCGCCTTCTCACTAACAGCCTTCACTTTTTCACTCATCCAAAAGTCAGCGGCGGAAAACCTCCAACCCCAATGCGTAACGGGTCGGTCTATTCCGCGCTCCTTCAAGTATTCGGAGTCTGCGTTATCAATCAAGAATTTATAATAAGCCATTTCTTTTCTCATTTCAGTAGTCTTGTTGGGCTTCCATTTACCCGTCTTCAACTCAAACAGAAGAAGACCCCCATCAGTAGCCTCAAACACTCGGTCAATGATACCAACAAACTGAACGGGTATAGTTCCGTAGCCTTCAATATCAACATCAATCTTAACTTCAAGTCGCACTTCATTAGCAAGTGGTAGTGGAGTATCGGGGTTCATTGACATTCGCGCGTTTTCAAATTCCATCAACCAGTTCATATTATAGTAGTAATCTTCATGATAAAATGGAAATTCCTTATTCTCTTTGCGTCTGTTTGACCTAATGGTTTTCTCATTCGGGATATATTTTTTGAGGTATGCTGTCATATCCGCACCCGACTCAACCATTTTATGAAATGCTCCCGAACCCTCTATCGCTTGATAGAATAAGTCAAGACCATTGTGGACATCATCACCTAATACAAGGTGCTTAACCAATTCTTGCGGTCTTGGGTAATTCTGTTGAAGCCACATTTGTTGCGCGCACCAACCAAGCGAACCAGCGGTTGACTTACTCATCCGAATGATAATTCCATTCTTTCCCATTTCGGGAGTCCAAGCATAACTTGAACCATCGTCATAAATCTTAACGGTCATCTAAAATCACGCCCCTTCATTTGAGCCATCAACGCTGTTGCATGAGAAGAGTGTTGAGTCAAAGGCACTTCGCATTCGCATACATCGTCTAAGTGTTTCGCCTCATGAGGTTTCTTGTTCCACTTTTTGTTGTGATACCTCTTTATCCTGTTCCCACAATCAAAGCAATATTCAACAGTCATTCTTCTTCCTCACATTCACAGTCCGATGCTCTTTGCTCACAGCATTCCAATACGGGGTCAAGGTGGTCGTCTAATGCTTCCCAACACATTCCGGGTGGGTAGTTATCCATGGAACGGCCTCCCGTCACTATCAATCATTCTTAAATCATTATCCATTCTTTTGATGGCGGCTAACTTAGAACGCTTGATAGAATCAGTATCAGCCATAAATAACTCTTCATCTAATTCATTTGTTTGTATAGTTATCACCGTTGCTGATGGGATTAGTAAGTAATCACTTGCTCGCTTTACTCCGATATAATCGGAGAGCATAGCGTCACCAAAAAATAACTGACCATCTGCATACTTAATTGTTTTAGTTCCTGTTTCAAAATATTCTATTGTTGCTTTCATTTAATCACCTTGTAATGTTCTTGTTATTCTTCCTTTCGTAATTGCTTTACCACATTTGCATGGAGGGGTTCTGTCTTTTCTTATGATAGAACCACACCTTATGCACTTTTGATTCATTGCATACCCACCATCGTCGGCGCGTTGATTTTATTTATGCAAAAGAAAGATGGGTCTTTGTCACGCAAGTATTCTTGCAGTTCACAAATCGCGCGTGAAGTAAGATGGTTCCAAGCAATGTCATCATCTAACTGTTCAAGTTCACTCTCAAGTTCCTCACACTTTGTTTCAAGTTCTTTTATTCGGGCTTCTAATTGTTTTATTTTTTCGTTTTCGTTTATCATTGTATCACCAATATGTTGCGGGTCGGGGGGTTCCAATTGCGGCATCAATGTCCCAACCCAAGACATTGAAAATACCGGAGATTTTCTTCTCAATAAGTTTCTTTAGTATGGCTTTTGAGTTTAGTTCAAATCCTTCAAGTTCAGCAGGTTCACGATACGCGACAATATCTGTCGGTGGCAAACCATTTGGAACTGCTGAAACTTGTATCCATTGAACGGAGTCACCCGAAACAAACGGGTCACCCTTAGCCATGTTTTTATTATAATATAGCGCGGCTCTTGATGCACCACTCGGAGTGTCAAACTTCTCCGGGTCATTCCCAATACGGTTTTGTTTGGTGACATCTTTTAAATCCATATCACCATTACGCACAGGCATTGCTAACTCAAGAACAGCGGCTCTAACATCACCTTCACCTGCACCATCACAAACAAGGTCAAGCACTACGGTTTCTGCTTTCTTACTGATAGGAGCAAGATTACTGCCCTTCATGAAGTTGGCAGACTTCATCTTACCAGCGTCTTCGGGAGGATAGGACACCTTACCAGCGTAGCGGTTTTTACCAGCAAGCAACCAGTAAGGCATGTATGCTTCGACTTCCGCGACAAGTTTAGTATTACCCGTTGTTTCTTGAACAACATTAGTAATACGCGCGGCTAATGATTCTGCTTCATCAAGTGGCACTTGAATGAATGCTGAATCAGTAAAGCCGTAAAGCACATTGTATCCCATGTTAGTCGCAACTGTATCAAGTAAAGCAATACATCGTCTTCCTTCGGATAAGATTGTTTCGGCTATATCAAGGTCAGCCCATCCAAAACCAATGCTCGCGGTTGCCCCATATAGACTCGCCATGACACGCTTTACTGCGGCTTGAGTTGTGTTCCAAGCGGCTCTTACTTCTTTAGATTCCGCTTCACGCATACGCTTTTTACATAGCGCACGATATTCAAAGAGGTCGTCAACAACTTGAGGAAGTATGCCTTTCTGTGTTTGCTCCCAATAAGTTCCGTTCTCCATAGCAATGATTCCTTCACCGGGTCCATCTCTTTTTGTTTCATAAGAAAGATTGAACCCTGTCATTAATGATGGA